GGTGGAGAACGGTAACGAGTATCGCCTGGGTGACACGGAAGAGTACTTCTATGAGACAGAGAAACCTGATACGAAAGACCCTGTGCCGACTCACGGCATACTGAGTCAGGGGTGTTAGGCAAAAAAAATCGTTTTACGAGAAAAAAATGCGAGATAAAGAAGAGGTCATGAGAGACATTCAGAAGATACTGGATGAGAGCATACAGCCGACAGTGCAGATGCACGGTGGCATGGTGTCTCTACAGGACTTCGATGACGGCGTGGTGACGATCTTTATGAGCGGTGCCTGCAGCGGGTGTGCCATGTCGACGCAGACTCTACACATGGGAATCGAGAACATGCTCAAGTACTACGTGCCTGAAGTCGTCGCCGTCAAGGGAGTGGAGGACCCGAACTCTACTGTTGATCCCTACTACCAGTAGTTAACATGTTAATAACAAAATTTAATTAATTTGTATTTTTTCCTTTACAAATGATTAAAACTAGTGTATAATAGATCTATAAAATAAAAAATTAACTATTAACTAACGGGAGTTTATATTATGATAGTTTCAATTACCTTTAAAAATAACTACGGAGCAGTTCCGTACTCAGCTGCATCAGTAATATCTGAGCATACTGACACTAAGTCTGCTCTAGAAGATGCCTTCGGTAAAACACAAAATATTTTTTGTTCTTGGTCCGAAAAGCCAGCAGCAGGTGTAACAGTATGCCATCACAACTTTGATGGTACACCTCTTCGCAGCTCAATGGTTGGCGATGAGTTCACCGTATTCGATGCTGACGGAGCGGCTACAAAGTTTGAAGTTGCAAGAATTGGTTTTAAGGAGGTGGCGTAATGTACGGTATGAAACTTAAAGGTGCTACCACGATCCTGAATAAAGAGTGTACTTTCTTAGGATTAACAATGAAAGAGTTGTTAATCTTTATTCAACGTAATCCATACGCATTTCCGGATAAGACGATCCTAGCGTACAAGATCTATCAGCAGGAGAATGCTTAATGTTTACTATGGAAGAACTTGAAAAGTTATATGAAGCTCTTACTGACTTCGGCGATATCGTCTATAATGATGTCGATGATCATGATGAAGAGACCGTACGTAATCTTGGTGAGTGTCTTACTCTTATTAATAAGGGTAAGCGTCTTAAAGAAACAGGAGCATCCTAATGGCACACTCTTCTGATGAGATCAATACACGTAATCACCCGTTCGTAGGTGTTACGTGGCCTGTCACGGGCTCACGTGGTGACCAGTATCGAGTTCGCATGTATGACAGCGGATTTGACTGTGACTGCATTGCCTATCGTAAGTGCAAGCACATTAAGAGCGTCGAAGATAAAATTTTAGGTAAGGGAATTGATGATGAGTAAAAAATATCATGACTGGGTATATGCTGCAGACGACAGCATGAATAAGACGCTGAAGTTCGTCATATACTGTGTATACGCATATGGCACATACGTCTTCATTGCTGAAATGATTGGAAAATTTAATTAACATGTTCACAACAAAAATGCAATTAATTAAAAAAAGTCCTTTACAAATGATTAAAACTAGTGTATAATAGATCTATAAAATGAAAAAAGAAGGAACTTATATTATGAATATGAAAATTGTCAAACAAGCTTTAATTGAAACGGTAGTCTGGGGTGGTCTCACACTACAAGTTTTATTCGTTTATTTTTACGTGTTATAGGAGGATATAGAATGGCACATCAAGTTGAAACAATGGCATACGCAGGTGAAACCCCTTGGCACGGATTAGGTGTATCAGTCAGTAATGACTTAACACCACCACAAATGATGAAGAAGGCAGGCTTGGACTGGACGGTCGAGCAGGTTGACGCATACGTTGAACTTAACGGTAAGAAGACACCAACAGGTTGGAAGGCTCTCGTTAGGAATACTGATAATAAGATACTTACCAACATTGGTCAAAACTGGAATCCCGTACAAAACGAGGATGCATTTAATTTTTTCAGTGAGTACGTTCTCGCTGGTGATATGGAAATGCATACTGCTGGCTCACTTAAAGGTGGTGAGATGGTATGGGCTCTCGCAAAGGTGAAGGAGTCATTTGATCTCTTTGGCGGCGATAAGGTTGAGTCTTATCTCTTATTTTCAAATCCTCACTCTTACGGTAAGTCTATCGATATCAGGTTTACTCCAATCAGAGTCGTATGTAATAATACTCTATCTTTATCACTCGATATGATGGCTGAAAGGTCAGTCAGAGTTGGTCATAGAACTCAGTTCGATGCCAGCGAAGTAAAGAAGGCGTTAGGTATCGCATCTAATAAACTTCAAACTTATAAAGAAATGGCGGAGTTTCTTGGTTCTAAGAAGTACAATGTTGATACTCTTATTCAGTACTACAACGACGTGTTTCCAAGATCAACTGATAAGAGAGTTATGAATCAACCTCTATCACTGGAAACCTTGTCAAAGAATGCGAAGGCGTGTCATGACGTTATTGAAACTCAGCCAGGTGCTAAGTTTGCTGAAGGTTCTTGGTGGCAGGCTTTCAACAGTTACACTTTCGTAACTGATCACTTTCAAGGTAGAAATGCTGACAACAGGTTGTACTCATCTTGGTTTGGTGGCAATCAACTTAAGAAAAGAAATGCTTTAACTACAGCAATCAAGTATGCGGAAATGGCATAATGACTGACGGTCCTTTAAAAAGAGCATTTGATCTCCTAGACAGCGACGGTGTCCTGTCTAGAGAGCTCACGACTATGAGAGTTAAAAACGGCATGTTAGTGAAAGAAGTTGTAACTCGTAAATATTCGAGTAGAGACTATACTGACGGAATTCAAACAACCCCAATATGTAAAGTAGAAGGAGAGAAATAATGGGTATACTAGTACTAGTGCTCGCGATGTTTAGCATAAACACTCAAGAGTTTAGAGAAACTGCTAACCAGCAGATGAAAGATGGATATAAATGGGAGTATGTTGGTAAGACAAAGCCATCTGGTGTTCCTGCCATTACTATGAAAGCAAATGGTGATGAGTATATATTATGGAAGTTAAAGTAATGACTGAAAAAACTAAAAATTTTATATGGTGGGGAGGAATGGCTTTGGCCGCAGCCCTCATCGTTTCAAATAAAGTAGATGCAGCTAGTAATGCTGATATACAAGATCATTATAAAACAGTTATAAGCCAAAAGCCGTACACGGTTGAAGTTTGTAGAGATCAAGTCACATCGGGTGACAAGACCAGTGATGCAATTAAAGGAGCTATCATTGGTGGAATTTTAGGCAACAACATTAAAGGAGAAAAAGATGGTGGTGCAATCGGAGCTATTATTGGTGGCATGCTTGGTCATTCAAATAGTGGGGCTAGTGGCAATGTTAAGACATACTGCAGCAATCAAACGCGTTATAAAGAAGAGTCTAGAACAGTCTACTCTCATTCATCAATCACTTTCGGATACGAAGGAAAGGTATACACGGTAAATTTTAAAAAATGAGAAAACATACACCAGAAATGATCGCAGCATGGGCGAAAGAAAATGGATTAAGAGGATTTGAGCAATACGATCCTAACCATAGAGAAAATGATAGAAAAAAAAGTTTTCAAAAGAAAAAGTTTAATAAAACTGTAACATTCAAGAGACGTGGTCGTTAATACATAATAGTATACTATTAATTAAAAGGGGCTTAACGTGGATTGGTTATCTGCTATCATAGAAAAATTTTTAAACAAACATTTTAAGCCACCACCGATCCCACAATATTTGTCAGGTAAGGGAAAAGCTCCTGTTAAAAATAAATCTTAAAAAATCTTAATCTAATTAATGCGCCATACGGCGCTTTTTTTAGACTCTAAACTATTATAAATAGAATCATGTTAAGATTAAAAAAATACATTTCTATGATGGAGGCTGCTGTGGATTATAAGCAGTATGGTAATTTAGATGCAATGAAAGATATCATTGATGCTAGAGGTAATGATAAGTTAACAAAAAAGATTCCTAGAAAAACTATATTAGTTAATAAGATTAAAGGTGAAGATCCGTTTATTACAAGTACAGGCAAAAGTGTTATAATTAAATCTTCAGACGTTGATTTACCTGCACTAGAAAAAATATTTAATGACAAAGATAGAAAAGCACTACGTACTTTTAAGTTTGGTCAATATGCTCTAAGCGACTTTGTTAAAACGCCTGAGTTCGGTGGAGCACCAAAAGGAAAGTTTACCGCAGTTGAAGATCGAGAACTTGAAAAAGCTCATGAAGCTCTTCAAAAACTTATAGTATCAGAATCAGTTCCCTTTATATATCTTAAAGTTGGCAGTAGAGTTGAAAAAGTTGATGGAATGAGAACTGAAAAAGGTACTCCAAAATCTGACTTTAACTATACTTATCAGGGAAATGACGTATTTTTTATTTCACATAAAGATTATAAAGGAAATAAAGTTGCATTTCAACAATATGGCGGAATGCCTGAAGCTAAAAAGTTTAATCCAAATAGCAAAGACTTAAATAAGTTTATAGCTGATGCTCAAAAATATTATGCACAGTTTGGTGGTAAGTTTAAAACTGGTCATGAGATATGGAGAACTGTAAATGATGACCAAGTTTGGCAAAAAGGTTTACTTGGAAGGGATTATAAAAAAGGTAGAGGCCGAAGTAATCAAAATGTAGATGGTTTATTTTCTGGTGTATTAAGTTATAAAAACTTAAATAGAAAAAAACAAAACATACCTATATTTGAACTAAGAGGTCAAGGTATTACATTATTACATGACACGCCTAAGCCTACTGGAATATATGAGCCGGTGTATTATATAAGAAAAGAAACTGGCAAAGCTGCATTTGGAATAAATGATGTTAGATCATTTATATATCCAATCGGAGGTATATCTAAAAAAATTATAAATGATAAGTCGAGGAACATATGATGAGATTTTTAGAATTTATTTCTGAGCAAAAGAATACTCACATGACTCACATTGAAGACAAGGTCTTATACGGCGGAGTGGATGGCACAAGACAGGCCATACTTGCACTAAGATCATTACGTGACATGGTAGCAGGAGTTAAAGATGGAAACGTTAGTGTTAAGTGGGACGGTGCACCCGCTGTTTTCGCTGGTATTGATCCTCGTGACAATAAATTTTTTGTTGCTAAGAAGGGTATCTTCAACGCCACGCCAAAGGTATATAAAACTGACTCTGATATCGATGATGACACTAGCGGTGATCTTAATTCTAAACTTAAGGCCGCATTAAAGTATTTGCCTGAGCTTGGCATTAAGGGTGTCGTACAAGGTGACTTCTTATTTGATTCAAGCGAGATTAAGACTAAGAAGTTGAAGGGAAAGATGTATGTTACCTTTCATCCTAATACAATAGTTTATGCAGTTCCTTCAGGTACTGAGGCTGCAAAGAAAGTCAAGGCTGCAAAGATTGGAGTAGTGTGGCACACAACATATACTGGAAGCTCATTCGAGACAATGAAAGCCTCATATGGAGTTGATACAACAAAGTTCAGAAACTCTAAGAACGTATGGTCACAGGATGCGATGTTAAGAGACATGACACAGTTTACCATGACTAAGAAAGATACAGAGGAAGTCAATGTACATCTCAGTAACTGCGGTAGGATATTTAATAAGATTTCTAGTACTACACTTCGTACATTGGAAAATAATAGTAACCTTGCTCAACTTATTGAAACATTTAATAATACTTATGTACGAAAAGGTGAAGTCATTGGTAACACCAAGACCCACGTTGATAAGCTCATCGCGCACATCAAACAGAAGTTTCAAAAAGAGATAGATAAAAGAAAGAGCGAAAAAGGTAAGACCGCTCAGCAGAAAAAATTAGATGATGTACTACAATTTTTTTCACCACAAAACAAAATTAGTTTACAAATGATGTTCGATTTACAAAAATCTATCGTTCTTGCAAAATTAAAAATTATAAATATACTTAATAGGTTAAATGGTGCGCAAACTTTTCTTAAGACTCGCGATGGGTATAAGGTAACGGGTCAAGAAGGTTATGTCGCCATTGACAAACTTGGTGGTGATGCTGTGAAAATCGTTGATCGTATGGAGTTCTCATACGCCAACTTTTCACCAGAAATTATAAAAGGATGGGACAAGCCGGGGAGGAACTAATGGCTCAACTCAAATCATTTTACGACTTAGTAAATGAACTGTCTATGAAGACAGATAAAAATCTTAAAAACCTTAAGATACCTGTAAAAGGTCCAAAGGGTACTTCCAAACATATGCGAATGAAAGTTGCAACTCATGATGCACCAGGTGCTGGTGACATTAAGAAGGCTGTCAACTCTTCAGTTCAATCAGCTGATCGTAAACCAGAAAAATATCTTAAACCTGACGGTAAGGTCGGCGTACGTATGGTCAGGGTTGACAAAGAAGTTATTAACAAAGAAGCTTCGGTTCTTAAGCCAACTAAGCCATCTGACATAACTAAACATGCTAGAACACTAGCAAAAAATTCTGGTGATTACGAACGTAATAAGAAAAAGTATATCGATAAAGCTCGTGCTAAAGTATTTAGAATGTATCCTAAGGAAAGCTTAAACGGTTTGATGAAAGAAGCAACACATAAGACTGACTCATTTATTGGCCATTCACATGCAAAAAGAGCTGGTATGAAAGTTGTGAAACACAGTTCAGGAGTAACTGGAGATAACGTTACTATATCTCATCCGGATCCTAAAAAATTACAAAAGTATGTTGATAATCATTTAGGTGGTGGTAAAATAAAAGAAGACATGTCAATTAATGAAAAAATGTTACCTATTGTAAAAGT